GGCGCGGGTGCTGCGGCGCTGGCAGCGCGCGGGCGGCTGTCGATGCGCACGGCGCCCGTGTCGGCCATGGCCGGCATGGCGCCCGTGGCCAGCGTGGCCGCCGTGGCTGCGGCCGCGACACCCTGGCGCAGTGCGCCGGCGCGGCCCTGGTCGGGTGCTGACGCATCGCCGGACTTGAACCATGAGCCCACCGACGAGGCCAGGCCGCTGATGCCCTTGCCGGCCAGGTCAGAGACCACGCCGAACAGGCCGCCCGTGGCGCCATCGAGGCCGGCCTTGCCGGCCTCCAGCAGCGTGCCGCCGACGCCCTTCCAGTCGCCGGCCTTGAAGGCGGTGGAAAGGCCGTCCCAGTTCTTCATGATCGAGCCGCTCGCGCCCATCAGGCCGCCTGCGAGCCGGCCCATGGGTGTCATGCGCACCAGGCCCATCAGCGATGCGGCTGCACCACCCAGACTACCGCCCAGGCCACCGCCGACGGCTCCTGCGGCACCCAGGCCGGCGCCCAGCAGGCCCATGACGGCGCCCGCACGGCCCTTGCCTGCACCTGTAGCTGCGCCTGCACCGCCGCCGAAGATGCGGCCTGCAGCGCGGCCCGCGCCGGCCAGGGCGGTGCCCTATGCTGCCCATGGCAGCGCCGCGACCCATCATGCCAGCGACAGGACCACGGCCGCCAGGCCGCGCCTGAGCACGCCCAAGGCGCCGCAGCTGCGCCCATGGCCGCGCCCAGCAGGCCGAACACGGTGCGCGTGAGCAGCAGCGGCGCCAGCAGGCCGAACAGCACGCTGCTCACCAAACCAACGCCTGCCACCAGCAGGCCCAGCACGGCCACGATGCGCAGCGTCCACTGCACGATCTGGGGATGCTCCTTGACCCAGGCACGCATGCCTTCGGTCATCTCGCGCAGCGTGCCCAGCACGGCCTTGAGGTCGGACTCGATGGTCGAGCCCATGTCGCTCAACAGGCCGTTGTAGCTGTCCTTGACGGACTCGTATTGGGCCGAGACCGAGTCCTTCAGGATGGCCACGCGCCCATCCATATCCGCCTGTGACTTGAGCTGGGAGGCGATCTGCTGGTAGCCGCCCGGGCCCTGCTGGAGCAACGCCTCCAGGGCCTTGCGCGTCTGCGCATCGCCGCCGGCCAGCTTGTCCAGCGCAGCAGCGCGCAGCTTGTCGCTGCCCAGGCTCTGCAGCTTTTGCAGCTGGGCCATCAGCTGCTCGGTGCCGCCGAACTGGCCGCTGGCGTCCTTGAAGTCCAGCGACACGCCCTGGCTCGCGAGCATCTTGTTGACCTGGCCCAGCTTGGCCGGGTCCATGGAGTTCTTGACCAAGTTGCCGACGGCCTTGCCGGCGGCCTCGCCACTGATGCTGGCGTCGTTGAGCATGAGCAGCAGCGGCGCGAACATCTGTCCCGACCTTGCGCCCTGCTGTCCCAGCTGCGGCAGGGCCTTGCCGATGGCGTCCAGGCCCTTGACCATGCCTGTGGGGTCCAGTCCCAGGTGGGAGGTGCGCTGCACCGTGTCGGCCAGTGCGGCCATGTCGCCCGCGCTTGCGCGGGTGGCCTGCTGCAGCTGTGCCGCGAACTCGCCGGCCTCCTTGGCGGGCATGTTCAGCACCGCGCCCAGGTTGGCCGCCTGCCGGGCCACGCCGCCCAGCACATCCTGCGAGGACACGCCCTGGCGCTGCAGCTGGTTCATCATCGCGATGTAGTCGGCCGTGCTGCCGGGCATGTCGGTGCCCAGGCTCTTGGCCAAGTCCAGCACCTGCTGGTAATCGGCGCCCGGCTTGCCATTGCTGCCCGCCATGGTGGCGCGCAGCTGTGCGGCGGCCTGGTCGTCGGTCATGAAGGCCTGGCTCACGGCGCGCACGGGCGCCAGCATCTTGCCGCCCGTCTCGCGCAGCGCCTGGCCGCGATCGGCCAGGGTCTTGCTCTGCTCGCGCAGGGCGTCGATCCTCTCCAGCCGCTGGGCGGCCGGTGCCACCACCTTGCGCTGCTTTTCCATCGGGCCGTGGTGGCGCGGATGTCGTTGTGCAGCTTGCGCTCGTGCGCCGACAGGTTGCCCGTGTCCACGCCCGCGCCACGCAGGCCTTCGCGCATGTCCATCAGGCGCGATCGACGGCGTGGCGCGCAGCAGCGCCAGGCGCTCTTCCTCGACCTGGGCCGAACGCAGCGCGCGCGCATGGCGCGCGAGGGCTGCTCGCCCGCGCCCGATTCCAGCCGCAGCTGGGCCATCTGCTGGCGCGCGCCGCGCAGCCGCGCCGTGGTGTCGGCCAGGCCGCTGCGCAGCGCGCGGTAGTCGCCCAGCTGGGCTTGCTGCTGCTGCAGCTTCTTCAACTGGTCGACCGTTTCCTTGAGTTCCCGGGCCGTGTTGCTGCTGGTTCTGCCCAGCAGCGCCAGGGGCTGGTGCACGCGCTCGGCCTGCTTGAGCACCTCGTCCAGGCGCAGGGTGTCAACGGCCATGGAGGGCTCCCTGGCCGGTGCGGTGTTGGCGTTGGGTGGAGGTCATGGGCAAGGGGCGTGCAAGAGAGGGGCGAGAGGCGGGCGATGGAGTGGAGGTGGTGCTCAGTCCTGGCTTTCGTAGCGCTCGCGCGCCCGTTCATGCCATTGGCCGAGTTCGGCCAGCGACATGTCCTCCATGTCCGCCGGCCGCCAGTGGAAGACCATGGCCAGGTCGGCCATGGCGTCCTCTACGCGCTCGGGAATTGCTCCCTCTGCGCCTTCGGCACCAAAAAAGAGGCCACCTCCGTACCCAGGGTCACCAGGTCGGCGGGGTCCAGCTGCAGCACCTCGGCCTTGTGCAGCATGGGCTCGGTCACGCGCGGCAGCAGGGTCTGCAGCGCGGTCACGTTCATGTGCAGCAGCTCGACCAGCGACAGGCCGCGCAGCGCGCCGGCATTGGGGCGGCGCACCAGCACCCGGGCCAGGTCGCCGCCGGGGCGCTTGAGCGGCACGTCGAGCGTGATCTCGCGCGCATCGCCCGATGCGAGGGCGGCCGCATTGGCGGCAGCCTGGTTCTGGAGGTCTTCCTGGGGCTTGGTGGTGTCCATGGTGTGTCAGCGTTCGGGTGAAGAAAAGAAGAGGACCGGGCCAACTGGCCCGGTGGGGCCCGGTGAGGTCAGGTCAGGTCAGGTCAGGTGAGCCAGGCTCAGATGCCCAGCGCGGCGCGGACCTGGGCCAGGCGGTCGATGCCGTTGACGACCTCGACGAAGTTGACCGGATCGATCTCGATCAGCACCTGGCCGTTGATGGACAGGCGGTAGTAGCTGACGGCCAGCTTGTACTTGATCTCGGTCTTGTCGCCGGCCTTGGCCTTGCCGGGGTCGAACTCCGAGAAGCGGCCACGCATGACCACTTCCAGCGAGTCCACGCCTTCGCTGTCATCGCCCTGCAGGGCGCCGGCGAAGCGCAGCAGCACGCCGTCGTGGCGCAGCGTGCCCCAGGTGGAGATCAACTCCTTCATGTAGCCGGCAGCGGTCAGGTCGGCCTCGATGGCCTCCATGCCGAAGTCCAGGCTGACCTCGCCGTTCATGCCGCCGGCGCGGTACTTCTCCATCTTGCGGGTGAGCTTGGGCAAGCCCACTTCGGGCATGTCGCCGATGTACGAGTTGCCATCCACGAAGGTGGCGAAATTCTTGAGAGAGCGGGGCAGTCCCATGGTGCTTTTCTCCTGTGTATCCGGTGTGTTCGGTGTATTGGGTGTGTCGGGTGCGGCCGCCGCTTACTGGCCGGTGCCCACGCGCAGGGCGAAGTCGGCGAAGTAGCGGTCGGTGATGCGCTGGCGAAAGCCCAGGTCCTCCAGCGGAGGCACGGGCGTGTAGTCGTAGTCCAGCACCAGCTTGCCGGCCTTGAGCGTGGCGGTCTCGTTGACCGTTTCGTCGTACCAGGCCTTGCCGTCCAGGATGTAGCCCAGGGCCTTCAGTTCGCGGAACTTGGTGTTGATGCCTTCCAGGATGTCCTTGACCAGGCTGGGGTGCATGGGCTTGTCCACGGCCCAGAAATGCGCCTCGGCCATGGTGTCGGCCAGCACCTGCGCGGTGCGCACGCTGGACTCGAAGCGGAACAGCTCGCTGTCCGTGCAGGTGCGCGAGCCCCAGAAGCGGTGGCCCTGGCTCTGGATCAGCGTGGTGATGCCGGCCTGGTTGAGGATGCCGGCCTCGGTATCGGGGCTTTGCAGGTCCCAGTGCACATCGCGCGAGATGCCCAGCACGCCGGACAGCGGCACGTTGGACAGCGTCTTGTGCCAGCCCTGCTCCTGGTCGATGCGCGCGCGCAGGCCCAGGGCGTAGGCCACGGGCGAGGCGTCCTGCACGGCGGCGGTGGACAGGTCCAGCGCCTTGAAGCCGGGCCACAGCAGCATCAGCTCGCGCTGGCCGAAGTGCTCGCGGTAGGCCTGAGCCTCGGCCACATCGTTGCCGATGGCCGCTGCATACGCAAAGCCGCGCAGCTTGATGGCCACGGACGCCAGCGCGTCGGTCACGGCCTGGCTGTCCAGGCCCGGCGCGCCCAGAATGCGCGGCTTGACGCCGAGCTGGGCCTGGGCCGCCAGCAGCGCCTGCAGGCCCGTGTACTGGTTGCCGGCGGTGGTGCCGATGACCTTGGCGTCCTGGTCGGTGCGGCGCTCGGCCTCGGTGGCGCCTTCGCCATCGGCCACGCGCACCACGACCAGCACCGGGCGGCACTGCTCCTTGATGGCGTTCAGCGCCTGGGCCAGCGTGCCCTTGGTGCCGGCCTTGCCGATGGCCGCATCGACCTTGGTGACCAGCACCGGACGGTTCAGCGGGAAAGTGGCCGCATCGGCGTCGCTGGCTGTGGCCACGAGGCCGATCACGGCCGTGGACACGATGCGGATGGAATTGATGCCTTCGCTCACTTCCGTGACGCGAATGCCATGATGGAACGGGGCTGTCGCCATGGTGTTCTCCGGGTTGGGGGGTGGTTGGGCCGTGGGGCTGTCGTCAAAAAGGGGTGGTCACGGCTGTTCGTGGGCTTGTACGGGGCCGTCCAGGATTTCCTGGGCACGCCCCGCGGCGATGAGTCCGAAGGACTCGAACCGGCGCAGGCTGTCGGCCAGTTCGGGGTCGTCAAGATCGAGTTGCCGCGCCTGCTCGATGTCCTTGAGCAGCGAGCGCAGCGTGGCCGCGTTGAGCCGGTCGGCCTCGCCCGCCTCGGCGCGGTCCACCACGGCCCACTCCAGCGCCGTGCGCTCGACCACGGTGAAGCGGCGGCGCAGGGCGTGGGGGGGTGATGTGGCGGGGAGCGGATTCGTTGGACGCTGCCCGGTCTTCAGGCAAGGCCTGCGCCACGTCTTCCCAGTGCGTGCCGGTCCAGCGGCGGCCGAGCACCGAGGTGTCGTAGCGGGGCAGAGGGAGCAGGTCGGGGGCGTTGAGCTCGGCGTGCGTTTCGGTGATGGCGAAGGCCACGCCGGCGGGGGTGAGCTGGGCGTAGTGGTGGGGCATTTATTTGTACTCCACCAGTTCCCAGGAGACCAAAGTGTTGTAGTAAGGCGTTTGCACTGTGCCATTGGCCTTGATCTGATTGCTGTTGACCAGTTCAAGCATTACAGAATTGCTGGACAAGACATTGGAGACCCCTTGGGAGGTGTAGACGCTAGAGAAAAATGCGCCTGTGTTGCCCAGGTTTTTGAGCAAGCTTTTGCCTGGAGTAACTGCGGTGATGGATATGGTCTTCGTCGCTTGGCTGCTCATGTCGATCACCCCGCGTTGAATGCTCTTGATATGGCTGCTGCCGCTTATCTGAGTGCTCAGGCCCGCGATTTCATTGAGCGCAGCCGCCACGGCACTGCTCAACGCAGCAATCTCCGCCCGCGTCTTCACCAGATCGGCACTGATGACGGCATCCAGGCTCATGCAGGCACCTTTGCGCAAGCTGCGGTGTTGATGGAATCGACAGTGATGGTTTGTGTCATGCTGAAGTTCATGCAGCGAAGGCGGCCTGGTTGTCCTTGCAGGGCTTGGCGCCTGCCGCCTGCAAGGCCGCTGGCGCTGTGCCCGGGTTGCATTGATGTTCTCGCGGCGGGGGCATGGGCGCCAGCGACCTTGGCTGTGTCGGAGGGCTGCACAGAGGCTTGCTTTTGCACCGGTTCGGGGTGCAGATCAGAAACGGAAAAGCCCCGGCCGCCCAATAGGTGCCGGGGCTTTTGCAGGTGGAGATGTCAGGGGCGTTCGCCGGGCTGGACGGGTGCCCCGAGGATCTCGCTTGCGCGGCCTGGTGCGATCAGTTGAAGGTCCTCGATCAACAGCAGGTAGCTGGCCACACCGCTGTCGTCCAGGTCGACGAACTGAGCCTGGTCCTGATCCTTGAGCATGGACCGGAGCGTGGCTGCGTTTTTGCGCTGAACCTCAGTTGCATCGGCGCGGTCTACGGCGGCCCATTCGATGGCGGCGCGCTCCGAAACCGTCAGGCGCCAGCGTAGAGCCTGGGAGGTGATGTGGCGCACGGCTTGCGGGAGTGGTGCCGGGGCATCCTGGATGGATGCCACCCGCCAGGCATTTGGATAGTGCTGTTGAGCGAAGGCCTCATCAGCCATGATCGTGTTGGCGACTGAACCTTCGCCGTCGATGATTTCAATAATTGCCATGGCGTCTAGACTCGCTTAAACAGGCGCAGGTGGGCGAGGCCGGCGCCGCCGTTGTGCGGTGGGTTGTTAGACCCAGTGCGGCCTGCAGAAGCGCCGCGCCCTGGAGGGGTTTGATAGGACGCATCGGAGTGGCCACTGCCACCGGCGAATATGCCAGCGGCAATCCCTGATCCTGGACCCGTTCCGACCCCAGGTGAACCAGGCTGTGAGCCGTGAAAATTGATGTCGAATGGCCAGAAGTACGCGCCAGCAGGAACACCTGCGAGCAGCCCTTGAAGGTCTACGGAATGGTCTCCCCATGCGCCGCTTGTGCTATTGGTGCCGTTGCCCACATCGACCGCAGCGCCTGCAAAGAACGTCTGGGGTTGACGGCCAGGAGTCCAGTAGTCCGCACCCGTGACGGTGGACGTCACCGGAGTTTTTCCCGCCGTGCTGGGCTGACCTGCTTCGCCACCTGGGCATGTCATGAGAGCCGAGCCATTGAGCGTGATGAGTGTGGTACCACCTGCGCTGGATGGTGTATTCATAGCCGTGGCTGCTAGCCCACCTGCGCCGATTACAAAGCCGATGAGACTGCCCGCCGTCACGGGGAAGGCTTTGACACCCCAGGCCGCAGAGTTGCCTGCTGCGAAAGATTTGCTGCCGCCAGCGCCTCCTCCCATGCCGGCTACGATGGCCCAGCCGTCGTCGATTACCGTAATCGTTGTTGAAGACAGCACCAATTGGGATCGCACAGGCAGCAGCCTGCCGCCTTCGAATTCGCTCAGTTTTGCCATGGGTCTTTCCTTAACCTATTGAGAGTGTCCAGTTATTGATCCACGCGTAGGTCAGAGTGACTCGCCAGCAGTTGACGTTGAAGATCACGTCTTCGGCACGCGCATTGATGAGGTGCTGGGCATTGCCGCGCTTGAGTGTGAAGTTGCCGCGTTGCCAGAAGCCCCATGGGTCGGTGAGTACGATGGCGTCCCCTAGTTCCGGTGCTGCAGGCAGTGGACGACTGTGGATGATTGCGGTGAATAGCGAGTACTCCACACCTGCTTCCAAGGGGTGACCGTCGAATTCACTGTGCGAGTGGGCTTGGCGCAGGCGAGTCAGCCCCACTTGGCCAGCCACTGCATGCGTCGAGTTGCTTGCCTTGGCGACAGCTTGCAGATCGATAGCCTTGGTCGCAATCGCGTTCTGCAGCGCAGTGATCTGCTGGCCTGTGCTTTGCAGGCCAGCACTCAGGGACTGGGTCAGGGTCTGCTGCACAGCCGCAAGATCCAGTGCTGAGGTCTGTGCCTGAGAGGTCAGGGCCTGGTCCAGGTACTGGACGGCGCCATCGATGGCATTGAGTGCGCTGCGCAAGCGAAGAACATCTTCTTCCAGCCGATTCTCCGGGTGAGGTAGCGGCCAGCCCTGGGGAGTTTTGTCGTTGTGGACTGTCATGACTTTGGTCGATTCATGGTGGAGTGGGCGCGTTTCATCCCTGCACCTCCGTGGCATTCACCCCCGACACCCGCCCCGTGGCGGCGTCGTAGGCATAGGTTTCCGTGCGCACGCGCCCGCGGTAGCTGGTCTGCTGCTGGGAGACGCGGCCGGCGCCGTCGTAGCTGACGGCGGTGGTGGCGCTGAAGCCGTTGACGCTGCGCGTGATGCTGCTGATGCGGCCTTGGGCGTCGTAGTCGAAGCTTTCGCTGGTGGCGCCGTTGGCCGGGCCCAGCGCGATGTGCTCTGGGTTGAGCTTGACGTTGACGCCGGCCACGCCGTTGACGCTGGCCACCTTGCCGGTGCTCAGCGACTGGACGGCGGTCTCCAGTTGCTCTATGCGGTGAGCCACCACGTCCATTGCGTCCTGCACGCCCTGGGAACTGGCCTTGGTCCCGATGAGCTGGCGCGCTGCGGTCAGCGCCTGGTCCACGTCCTGCACCGCCTGGCGCAGCCGCAGCACGTCGTCCTCGAGCCGGTTGTCGGGGTGGGGCAGGGGCCAGCCCTGCGCTGTCTTGTCGTCGTGCAATGTCATATCACGATGGCTCGCAGGTTGGTGACCTGGGGACGGGCGCTATGGCTGCCCGTGAGCACCAGGCGGACGCGCAGGCGCTCGGCGTTGATGCCGGCCAGGCGGTAGGTGATCTCCAGCACGCCTGCCGTCTGCGGGCTGGTGCTCAGGTAGGGGACGTTCACCCAGGTGCTGCTGCCCTCGGCCTGCATCTGCACGGCCAGGGAGCTGCCGGCGGGCAGCAGGGCCTCGGCCACGACGCTGAGCGTGGTATTGCTGCCAGCGTTGATGGTGGGGCTGATGTAGTCGCCGGTGTTTTGCAGGCTGGCTGCGGCCAGTTGCATGCCAGGTAGCAGATGGGCTGCCAGCTGGGTGTTGCCCGAGAGCTTGGCGCGCACGGCCACTTCGCCGTTGTACCGGCTGGCCAGTTGCACGGGCTGGCCGGCTGCCGCTTCCAACGTTGTTCCATCCTCTAACTGCATGGCAAAGACCACTTGAGAGTCTGCGGCAGGCAGCATGGCCCCGGCCTGCACCATGAGGTCAGTGGCGTCCTGAACGGCAAAGCTGCCCAGTTCGATGGTGCGGGTGTTGGCCGTGTGTTCAGCCGCCAGCAGTTCGAAGGCGAGATCGCGCGTCTGGTGTGGCGTCCAGGTGCTGGCGTTGCTGCTGGATAGCAGCACGCCCACGCTGTAGGGCTGGCTGGTGACCCATTGCGCGCGGGCCTGGTCCCAGCCACCGAGTTCGGCCACGGCCACGGCGGTGGTCATGTCGTTGGTGAGGATGACGATGGCGTATTCGACGCCGGCTTCCAGCAGCTGGGGCGCCCACTGAGCAAGAGTGGGCTTGCCTGCGGCGATGTCGGCGCGGATCTGCTCAGGCTTGAGCACGCATTCGGCAATAACGCCGCGCGAGGGCACGCCGCCCGTGACTTCGCGCAGCTGCACCTGCACGTCCTCTTTGCCCGGAGTCGTGAACCACAGGCGTGTTCCGCAGACTTCGCGCGTGGTGCTCAGCGTGAAGGTCTGGGCCAGCGGATCCCAGCCGGTGGGCCATATGACGACGACCACAACGGAGGCCAGCGTACGGCTGCGCAGCGTGCCTTGACCGGTGAAGATGGTTTCTGCATGGCTGCCACCTCGGCCTGTGAAGCGCACGGCCTTGGTGCCTGCAGGCACGCGAGCCGGGATTTTGAACTTGCCTTTCAGACCTTGTGCCGTGGCCACCAGCGTGCTGCCAGCCAAAGGCTCGGGCGTGACGGGGATGCCATCGAAGCTCACTTCCGTCAGCGTTTCGCCCACGGGGAAGTCGATCCAGAACTGCACATCGATCTGGCGCAGGAACTCGATGTTCTTGGATGTGTCCGAGAGCACGCGCTCGGACTCGCCGCTCCAGAAGCTCTCGATGATGGGATTGGCCCAGGTGGTCTGCACCTCGGTCCAGTAGTCCACGGCAGGGGTGAGTTTGATGGAACTGGGCAGTGGGTCAAAGGCCCCGTAGGGGTTGACCAGCATGGTGGTTGTGCGGCCCAGCTGGCTGAGCACCGGCACGGCCTGGTAGGGCGTGGTCTGGGGGGTGGTGATGTCGGTGCCGATCTGGTGCAGTTGCACATTCAGCGGCAGGCGCAGATGCCCGCCCAGGATATGGCCGGTCTGCGCACGCCCCGCATCGCGCAGGCCGTTGTCCAGCATCGGATCCGCAAACAACCCCTTCTTGACCCCGCTGTGCCGCCCCGACACGTCCACCGACAGCCGCAGCTCGGCCAGGTCGGCGTAGATGGTCTGGATGTGGTCCTGGTAGGCCTTGAGGGTCTGCATGGGCACGACGCGCACGGCGTCCTGGTCCACGCGGCGGTTGCTGTCCCAGCTTTGGTAGACCGAGGCCAGGGCCAGGGTGCCGCTGGGGGCGGACGGGACCTTGGGCGACCAGGCGGCGGGCACGCCGGGCACCCATTGCAGCTGGCCTTCGCTGTTGAGCACCAGGCGGTCGTAGCGGCGCAGCGCGTAGTGGTAGCTGACCAGTACCAGGGTGTCCTTGAGCGCGCCTTCCACGGTGAAGCCCGTGGAGTCCACGGCTGTGGGCGTGGCGTTGAGCATGTACTGGTAGGTGACCTGGTAGGTGCTGCCGGGCACGGGCTCGGCGCCCGAGGGGCTCCAGTCGATCTGGCCGCCCACCAACTTCCAGTCCGTGCCCTGCACGTAGGTGGTGCCGGCCTGGACCACGCTGTCCACGGCCAGCACGGCGTTGTCGGGCAGCGGGTCGGCCGCGCCCGTGAAGCCGCCGTGCGTGAGCGTGACGGTCTTGTGCGCCTGCACGCGCACCTGGGGCGTGCCGACAGCGGGCTGGCGGTCGAAGCGGATGCGCTGGGCGGCCGTGCCGGCCGAGGTGTGGGGCTCGCTGTCCACGAAGAACAGGTCGGGCTTGGCCTCGTAGACCAGGCGGCGGCTGGCACCCAGCTCCAGCGGATGGCCGTTGACGCGGGCGGCGCCCTCGCGCACGGTGTAGACCTGCTGGCCGGTGGCCAGGTCCTCGCCCATGATCACGTCCAGGCCGCGCACCACGTAGGTGCCGCCCGCGCTGTCGCGGTCATAGCGGGCCAGGGCCTGGGTGACGGCGTCGATGTTGGGCGGTGGCTCCTTGGGCATGACGGAGCCGTCGATGATGGTCCACACGGGATAGAACGTGCCGGCCGTGCCGTCGCCCTGCGCACCCCAGACCAGGGTGACGCGCTCGCGCAGCGCACCGGGCTCGCCATAGCCGCGCGTGCCGGCGGCGGGGTTGAGCAGTTCGGGGTCCTGCAGCTCGGTGACGGTATCGGTCTGCAGGTAGGCGCCCACGTAGACCGTGCCCACGGTGGCCACGGTGAGCGTGCCCGGCGTGATGCCGCGCACGGCGCCGGCCACGTAGAGCGCGCCGGCCTCGATGGTGGTGGCACCCGTGTCGGCGGAGGTGATGCACTGGCAGCCGCGGACGATGTCGCCCTCCTTGAACAGCACATCGGTGATGCCGCGCAGGCGGTGCTGCTGCATGCTCTGCAGCTCGTTGAGTTCGGCCGATTGCAGCACGCGGTCGGCCGCGAACTGCAGCCTGTCGTAGCGCTTGCCGGCGTCGAAGCGGTCGTAGATCTTGGTCTGGCTCATGGGGTGCCGTTCAGAAGGGGAGGATGATTTCTTCGACCTGGCGCACGCTGCCGCTGCGCAGGATTCGGGGGCGGCGCTCCAGCGTGTACAGCTCGCCCTTGCCGGTCAGCTGGCTGGCCAGCACCCAGCGCTGGCCGGGCGGCACGTCCGTGGCGACCTGGGTGCCGAAGAACACGCCCATCTCGCGCACGTCCTCGCCCTTGGCATCGTCGAAGCCGAAGGCCGCGCGCAGGTAGACGAAGGTGGTTGGTGTGTCGCTGACGCTGTAGCGCGCGCCGCTGGGCAGCTCGATCTCGCCGTTGTCGTCGGGCCGCGCAAAGCGCACCTCGGTGACAAGGCGGCGGCCGATTTCGTCGACCAGGGCGTTGGCGGTGATGGGTTCGGGCTCGGGCGCGGTGTCCCAGGCGGGCAGGCCGCGGCCCCAGGCGATGTGGATGGTCTGGCCGGCGACGGCCTTGGCGAGGGCGATGCGGCCCGCTTGCTGCAGAACTGCCATGTTCAGGGTTCCTCGGGTTCTTCGGTGGTGGTGGTGCGGGTTTCGAAGGATCGGCGCCAGGGCGTGCTGTCCCAGCGTCCGGTCCAGGTACGGGTGTTGTCGTGCGGGCGCTCGGTGCTGGCCCAGGGGTGCAGGCTGGCCAGGGCCAGCGGTGCGGGCGCCGTCCAGAGGCGCTGTGGGTGGCCATGGCCTGGGCGGGAATGGGCCGCAGCGGCGCGTAGTAGGCGGGCTCGCCCGTGGTGGTGGCGTTGACTTCGGTGATGCCCAGGCTGGCGTCGATCAGGATCTCGCTGTCCAGCGTCCAGGCATCGAGCAGCATGCGGTCGGCATAGGTGGCGATGGTGGTGACGCGGAACAGCTGGGCCGTGAGCACGCCGTCCGAAGGCGGTGCCTCGGTGCCGGTGCGGCGGGGCAGGCCCTGGCTGAGCTTGACGGGTTCGCCATACGGCGACACATCGATCCAGGTGCCGCTGTCGTTGTCCAGCATGCCGGCGTCCAGGCCCGGGCCGTGGTCCAGCCGCAGCGGGCGCAGGTCGTGGCCGTGGAAGACGCGGTAAAAGCGCACGTGCGCCGGCAGGCTGGCGCGCACCACATGGGCCACGCTGGCCAGCTCTGCGTCGCCGATGATGCGGCCCAGGTCCAGGTGCAGCCAGGCACCATCCTCGTCGAGCTGCGCTCCGCCATAGCCCAGCCAGCCCAGCGCACGCTGCATGGACGCGGCCGTGCCGCGCTCGCGCAGCCAGGGCAGGCCGTTGGCGATGAGGGCGGGTACGTCGTCAAAGTAGCGGTCGAACTGGGCGATGCCCCATTCGGCCGCCAGCCAGGGCAGAAAGGCCGCAGGCTCGCCATGGGCCGGCGCGGGAAAGGCGCCGGCCAGGCCGTCCCAATTCGGGACGACCTGGTCCACGGCCTTCTCCAGCGCCGTGGCGTTGGGCGGCAGCACATGGCGGCGGGGCGCCGTCGGGGCGATGGCGGCGGTGCTCATGCCTGCAGGCCCTCGTCCACCAGCTGGACGCGGCCCAGCACCGGGTATTCGTCGGCGGCCAGCGGCGTGAGCTCGGCCGGGGCCTGGGCGTCGGGGTAGGTGACGCGGGCAATGCCGTCCACATGCAGGCGCGTGGTGATCCACGAGCGCGGCACATCGCGGCCCAGCAGCGCGTAGGCCGCGATCTGGGCGGCCAGGCCGGCCAAGCAGGCGCGCCACGATGTCCACGGGCGCACCGGGGGTCGCGCAGCAGGCGCGCCGTGATGTCGATGGGGTGCGGGCGCGCCAGCGATACCGACACGGGTACGCCCAGCGGCCGTGCGCCTGGCGCATTGAGGGCCGACAGCACGATGGCCAGGGTTTCTTCGGCCTGTGCGGGCTCGACCAGCCACAGCTGCACGCTCACGCGGCCGGGCTGGGGTTGTGTGGCGATGGCGCTGTGCACATTGGCGCTGGCCGTCATGGCCAGGTGCTCGTAGTGTTCGGCCGTGCCGCTGCCAGCCAGGGCGCGCACGCGCAGCAGGATGCGCTGGCGGTAGCGTTCGTCGCCTTCGCCGGGCAGTCGGGCCACGTCATAGAAGGCGCCCTTGTGGTCCAGGTCCGAGCCCCGGGCGAACGCAATCAGATGCGCACGCGCGGCATCGTTGACGCGCGCCCGATACAGCAGCTCGCGATAGGCGTGCGCCTCCAGCAGCTTGTTGAGCGGCTCGCTCTCCAGCGCCAGGACTTCGGCGGCCTCCGGGTGGCGCGCCAGCAGATCGGCGCGGTGGGCGTCGAGGATGCGCTCGAAATCCAGCGTCTCGACGACGCCGGGCGGCGGCAGGGCGTCCAGTGCAGGGGTCATGTCTTGCTTCATGAAAGGGTGCGGGCGATGGGCATCTGCAGGCTCAGCGGTGCCGGGCGGCGCGTGTTGTTGAAGGTGCCGATCAGCGTCAGGTCGGCGCGCCCGGGTGCGGCCGGATCGCGCTCGATCACGATGCGCGTCAGCCGGATGCGCGGCTCCCATCGCATCAGCGCGCTGGCCACGGCGGCGCGCAGGCGCGCTTGGGTGGCGTTGTTGTCGGGCTGGTCCAGCAGCGCCGGGACCAGCGATCCATAGTCGCGGCGCATCACGCGCGAGCCGATGGGCGTGGACAGGATGTCGGCCACGCTCTGGCGCAGATGCTCCATGCCCTCGATGCGGCGGCCTGTGTGGCGGTTCATAGCGGCCCCTGCGTGATGGCGTCGCCCGCCCTGACGCCACCATGGCGATGGCGCAGCAGGCTGATGGGGCCGGTGGTCACATCTGGCGCGCCGGCCAGGCCATGCGCATTGACGGTGGCCGAACCGCCACCGGCCTGCAGGCTGATGCCTTGCTCGTCGATGCTGATCACCGAGTTGCCCACGCGCAGCGTGATGCCGTGGGCCACGTGGATGTTGAGACGTCCCGTGGTGCTGTCGTGCTCCATGAAATCGGTGGGGCTCCACTGCGTGTGGCACACCCCTTCGCGGTCGCTGGGCTGGGCTGCGGCGCTGCTGTAGATGCCGGTCAGCGCCACGGCGCCCAGCAGGTCGCCGCCGGGCGACAGCAGCACGCACTGCTCACCCACCGCAGGCGGCCACCAGACGCTGGCGTTCTCGCCCGCGGCGCGCAGGGCCAGCCAGGGAATCCAGTTGGTGGTCAGGTTGCCGGTCTTGACGCGGCAGCGCGCAGGGCGCGCATGGCGGACTGCGGCGATGGTGCCCGTACGGATCAGCCCCTCCAGGCGGCGGATGATCTCGTACGGGCTCTCGGTTTGTGCGACGGGCGAATCCATGGCATCGATGGTGCCGGCCGGGCCCTTGCGTGTCGCCGTGTGCCGGGCGTATCGCACGCCGCCACATGCAGCCCGGCGCGGCGTCTGCCGATGGGCCGGGCGCGTGCCCAGGCCCGTGCTCAGCGCGGGTCGTAATTCCACTCGGCCACCTTCTCGCCGAACAGGAACAGCTCCCACAACTGGCGCTGCGCAATGTCGAGCTGGCCTGGCGGCTCGGGCTTGTAGATCAGGTCGAAGGCACCGGGGCTGCCCTCGCGCGGGCGCGCCAGCACGGCCTCCACCAGGTCGATCTCGATGGCGAGCTGCTGCGGCTGCGAGGCGGCTGCAGGGTCCGTGGAAGGAGGCGCAATGTCGAAGCGGATCGCCTGCTCGCGCCTTTCGGCATGGTCGAACAGGTCGGGCTGGTGGCGCCGCGCCCAGACCAGCAGCGGCACGGTCACGGCATCGATGCTGCCGGTGAAGTCCGCAATCACCAGGCTCAGCGTGTAGCGATATTCCCAGGAAAGGGACGGCGTGCCCGTGTTGACCACACGGCCCCTCTGGATGGTGAAACGGATGTTCCCCGGCGACTGTTGCAGCTGGGGCAGGGCAGCGACGAGCGCGTCGCGCAGGCTAGCGGGCTTGAGCATGGCGTGGGTCCTGGGTCATGGTGCTGGTCAGGGCACTCGTCAGCGCGAGCCCGGCGTCGTAGGCCGCGCTCGCAGGCGGCTGCCTCGGATGGCCGGGAGCGCTCGTCGGAGCAATGCGCGCCAGCGCTCCCGCTCGCTCGTCAGCGCGGCGCTGCAGCTCGGCGCGCAGCCGAGGCTGCGGTGTCTGGCGTGCACTGTCCGGTAGCGGCGCGAGCCTGGGCGGCGGAACGGTGGGAGGTGATGTAGTCGGCAAGGTCGGCCGCGCAGCCCGGCCAGCAGCAGCGCGGGCAGCATCGGCATCCGCCGCAGCGCG